ATACCGCCATGAAAAAGGCTGTCCGGAAATCTGCCACACAAGTGAAAAACGAAATCTCCGCCAATGCTCCGAGGGACACTGGAAAATATGCAAAAAGTTGGGCGACGAAAAAGACTGGCGAAAACAGCCATTCTTTGGAGATGACTGTACACAGTAAAAATCGTTACCAGCTGGCACACCTTTTGGAAAAGGGACACGCCAAGCGTGGAGGTGGACGTGTTTCCGGCAAACCGCATATTGCTCCTGCGGAAGAAAACGGTGTGCAGTTGCTGGAGAATTTAATCGAGGGGGCGTTGTCATGACCTACGAACAAATCGCGGAAATGATGGAGGAGATGGGACTGCCTTTCGCCTACCACCATTTCGCCGAGGGTGAAAGTCCTGCACCGCCTTTTCTTATTTTTCTTTCACCTGGAGAAAATACATTTTCTGCGGATAATTCCATGTATTTCAGCTTTAAGATGCTGGATATTGAACTTTATACAGATGTTAAGAATCCTGAACTTGAAAAGCAAGTTGAACAGGTTCTGAAACGTCATAAAATCTATTACACAAAATCAGAAGTATGGATAGAGTCCGAAAAGCTCTATGAAGTGCTTTACGAAACGGAGGTATAACCAATGGCGAACAAGAAAAACAAAGTTAAATTCGGTTTGCAGAATGTCTACTGGGCAAAAATCAATGAATGGGGTGAAGATCCTGACGGCAACAAGACCGTCCCTGCATACGGACCGTCAAAGCATCTGCCCGGTGCTGTATCGCTTTCTATTGATGCCAACGGCGAAGCGGAGAATTTCTATGCGGACAACGGTGTTTATTACGTCATCAACAACAATGCAGGATATACAGGTGATCTTGAAATCGCCCTTATCACAACCGAATTTGCAACTGAAATCTTAGGAGAAATCCTTGATAATAACGGCGTTCTGGTAGAAAAGAATGATACGGAACTTGCACAGTTTGCACTGATGTTTGAGTTCTTAGGTGATAAGCACCACATCCGTCATGTGATGTATTGTTGCAGTGCATCACGTCCTGCGACGGAATCTGCAACCACCGAAGAAAGCACAGAAGTTAAGACCGAAAAGCTGTCGCTGAAAGCTACTCCTTTGCCGACAGGTCTTGTGAAATCCAAGACAACTGAAAGCACCACTGATGCAGTATATAACAACTGGTTCAAAATGCCGTATAACCCTGATACGACAGTTAAGTCTTCTGCCAAGTCATCTTAAGGAGGTATTGCTATGGCTATTCAGAAAAACATTACAATTGACGGAATTGAAGTACCTTTTAAGGCAAGTGCTGCTGTGCCACGCTTGTATCGTCTAAAATTCCGCAGAGATATTTATAAGGACTTTGCAGCACTAAAAACTGAAGTCACTGAGGGTGATGAAAACAAAAGCGAAATCGGTATTGAAAGTCTTGAAGTCTTTGAAAATATCGCATATATCATGGCAAAACACGCTGATTCCAATGTTCCTGACAACCCCGATGATTTCCTGGAACAGTTCAACACATTCAGCATTTATGAAATTCTTCCGCAGCTGATTGAACTGTGGGGACTGAACACCGCAACGCAGGTAGAGTCTAAAAAAAACATCGCCAGACTGACCGCCCGATGACAACTCCGCTTTTTCTCCTGAGATGCAAACAGCTCGGTCTTTCTATGACCGAGCTGGATTTGCTGACGATTGGACTGATCAATGATATGTTTACGGAACGTGAAAATGATGAGTATTCAGGGTGGAATGAGGTTGCTGGACAGGCGGATTTTGATGCGTTTTGAATTAACAAATGTGTGCTTGTAACCAAGCTAATAACTGTTCAGAAGATATTTCTCCGGCAGCTACACCAAGAATCAACCGTGTTAATTCTTCATCTTCATAATCAACATCAATTTCATTTAACATTAAAAAAATAAGCATTACATGAGTTCCGATTCTCTTGTTACCATCAACAAATGCGTGATTTTTAATTAAACTGTATCCTAACTGTGCTGCCTTATCAATTATTGTAGGATACAATTCTATTCCTGCAAATGTTTGAAACGGAGCATTCAATGCCGATTCCAGCAAACCTTCATCACGTATTTCAGGTGAACCTCCTGACTGAGCAATGACATCTTGATGAAGCAGTATTACTTGTTGTTTTGTCAGACGAATCATTTCGCAAGCTCCTTATATACAGCAGCATTTCGTTTTAATAACTTTTTGGAAATGTCAAGAACATCTTCATCAGATGCAGTTTCATCTGTTTCAGTATCATCAAATACCCGTATTTCATAACGTGGTTTATTGTTCTTAAAGATGATTGCTGTTCCATATTGGTCAACTGTTCTGGCAACCATAGAAAAATTCTGGTTTGCTTCGGTCATAGAAAAAATTGTGTTTGTATCAATGTTCATACGAACACCCCCTTTATATTTATTATATCATAAAGTTAGGATAAATTCAACCTATTTTTCAAAAAAAGTGAGGTGAACCACAGTGGCAAACAGAATCAAAGGCATCACCGTTGAGATCGGCGGAGATACTACTAAGCTGTCCAAAGCTTTAGAGGGTGTAAACAAGAACATTAAAAACACCCAGTCACAGCTGAAAGACGTGGAGAAACTCCTGAAACTTGACCCGAAAAATACAGAATTACTCTCACAAAAACAGAAACTTCTCGCTGACAGTATTTCTGCTACAAAGGATAAACTTGCAACGCTGAAAACTGCCGCAGAACAGGCAAACACTGCTCTTGCAAATGGCGACATCACACAACAGCAGTATGATGCCTTACAGCGTGAGATTGTCGAAACAGAAAATGAACTGAAACGTTTGAAATCAGAAGCCAAAAATGCAAATTCTGAACTTGCTAAAATCGGTGAGGCAGGACAGGTTCTCCAGAATGCAGGCGATAAAATTTCAGGTGCAGGCGAAAAACTTCTGCCCATCACCGCAGGTGTGACGGCTCTCGGAACTGCTGCTGTGAAAACCGCCTCCGACTTTGATTCTGCAATGTCTAAGGTTGCCGCTGTTTCCGGTGCTACCGGTGATGACTTGCAGGCTTTGCGTGATAAAGCCCGTGAAATGGGCAGTAAGACAAAGTTTTCCGCAAGTGAAGCAGCCGAAGCCATGAACTATATGGCGATGGCAGGTTGGAAAACAAATGATATGCTGTCAGGTATTGACGGCATTATGAACCTTGCTGCTGCATCAGGCGAAGATCTTGCCACAACATCGGATATTGTCACAGATGCACTCACTGCATTTGGACTGACAGCACAGGGTAGCGGTCATTTTGCTGATGTGCTTGCGGCTGCAAGTTCTAACGCAAATACAAATGTATCTATGCTTGGCGAGTCGTTCAAATACTGTGCTCCGATTGCGGGTGCTTTAGGTTTTTCTTGCGAAGATACAGCCGAAGCACTTGGCTTAATGGCAAACGCCGGTATCAAGTCCACGCAGTCAGGTACTTCTATGCGTTCTATTATGACTGCACTTTCAGGTGAAGTCAAATTTTGCTCTGAATCCTTTGGAGAAATGGAAATTGCAACCACCAATTCAGACGGCTCTATGCGTAGCCTTTCTGATATTTTAGCAGATTGCAGAGTTGCATTCGACCAGATGTCAGAATCCGAAAAAGCAAGTGCCGCAGAAACTCTTGTGGGCAAAAATGCCATGTCGGGATTTCTTGCTCTGATGAATGCCGCACCTGCGGATATTGATAAGCTTTCAAGTGCAATTGCCAACTGTGACGGTACATCTCTTTCTATGGCAGAAACCATGCAGGACAATCTTGCAGGACAGCTTACCATTCTGAAGTCACAGCTTGAGGAACTGGCTATTTCTTTCGGCGAGATTCTGATGCCCGTTATCCGTGACATCATCACCAAAATACAAGGATTTGTGGACAAGCTGAATGCCCTTGACCCTGCAACAAAGCAGACCATTATCAAAATCGGATTGATGGCTGCGGCTTTAGGTCCGCTTTTGATTGTGGTGGGCAAAACAATTTCTTCTATCGGAAGTATGATGACATTCATTTCAAAAATTCCGACAATGATTGCGGGTGCTAAGACTGCATTTTCAACGCTTGGTGCTGCAATTGGCGGTATTTCTGCACCCGTGGTGGCTGTCGTTGCAGTTATAGCTGTACTTATTGCAGCATTTGTAAATCTATGGAACACCAATGAGGACTTCAAAAACAGCATTCTTTCCATCTGGGAACAGATAAAGTCTACCTTTGAACGTCTGACATCCGGAATCGTTGACAGAGTGAATGCATTGGGCTTTAACTTTCAGAGTTTCGGCGATATGCTGAAATCTCTGTGGAACGGTTTGTGCAGTGTGCTTGCCCCTGTATTTGAGGGTGTATTTCAGCATATCTCGGATATTTTCACCTTTGTGACGGATACCATTCTGAGCGTGCTTGATGTATTTATTGGCTTATTTTCAGGAAACTGGGAACAGTGCTGGAATGGTATCAAGGGCATTTTTACAGGTATCTGGAACTTTGTAGTCAACCAGTTCAGCAATATTCTGAACACGCTGAGAGGTGTGGCAGATGTATTTCTCGGGTGGTTCGGTACTTCCTGGAATGAAGTGTGGACGAGTATAAAAGACTTCTTCGTTGGAATCTGGAACAGCATTTGTTCCGCTTTTCAGGCTGTTGCTGACTTTTTCACAAATATCTGGAATGCAATATCAGCGTTCTTTACAACGATAGCGACTGCGATCTATACCACAGCAGTCACGATTTTTACTTCAGTATATGATTTCTTCGCAGGAATCCTGACCAGTATTCACGACTTTTTTGCCAACATTTTCAATGCAATATGGACGGTTATTTCAACTGTCTGCACCACTATTTACGACACGATTTCAAGTATCTGGAATGCGATTTACAGCTTCATTTCTCCGCTTTTAGAGGCGTTCCAATATCTGTTTGAAACGATTTTTCAGGCGATCCACATTATCATCAGCAACGTGATGGATTGGATCTCGGAAAAAATACAGACCATCTGGAATGCGATCGTTGCCTTTCTCACGCCGTTGCTTGAGGGCATCAAAACGTTCTTTGAAACGGTCTGGAACGCTATTTATATCACGATTTCAACGGTTTTAAGCACCATTTCAAGCGTGATTTCTACCGTCTGGACTGCAATTTCAGGTTTCATTTCCGGTGCAATGAACACGATTCATTCTATTATTTCGAGTGTGTGGAACACCATCAGCGGTGCTGTTTCAAGCGTGGTAAACGCTATCCGAAATACCGTATCTTCCGTCTGGAACAGTATTTCTTCCACAATTTCATCGGTGATGAATACAATTCATTCGACTGTGACAAACATCTGGAACAATGTGAAATCTTCTGTTGCAAGTGTCATCAGCGGCATTTACTCCACGATTAAAGGCGGATTTGACAATGCGGTGAACTATGTCAAAGGGCTTGCATCAGATGCGTGGAACTGGGGACGGGATATTGTTTCCAACATCATTGACGGCTTGAGAAGTATGATCGGCAATCTTGCGGACAGCGTTTCCGGAATTGCCGATACGATTCGCAGTTATCTGCACTTTTCCGTTCCTGATGTAGGTCCGCTGACAGACTTTGAAAGCTGGATGCCTGACTTCATGAACGGCTTGGCAGACGGTATCAACAAAAGCAAAAAGGTTGTAGCAAAGGCAGTTTCGGGCGTTGCGGATACCATGAAACTTTCGCTCAATTCCGAGCAAAACTACAACCTTGACGGCATGACGGGGGCAATGATGAACGGCACTTCTGAAAATTCGGTGGTCAACAATTACTATCAAAACGACAACAGCCGCACAGTGAATCAGACCAACAACAGTCCGAAATCACTGTCACGGCTGGAGATTTACAGACAGACAAGGAATGCGGTTAAAGCGTAACTATTTATTTTTCGGATAAGTACATCCTTTTACATTTATCGGGAATCTGTTTTCTGCCGCAAATTTCACAAAAGCTTCAATTTCGGTATCCATTAACGCATAACCGCTGAATTTATCAAATAGCATGGATACAGACAGAACCTGGATTCCGTCCTCAGCATGAAAAAATGTAATGACTGCCTCACGACCATTCAAATAGACTTTATCGTCCTTAACCTCAAACTCTGCGTTTATTGTCTTAAATTGACTTTTTCGATATTCAGCAGATTTTTTACGGAGGATGATAAATATCGGTATAATCATCACAAAATTTGTTATCATCAGCAAAACAGTAGCCATAGCGATTGTTTGTGGAGCGTTGCAGACTATTGCCAATAAAACAAAATTGGAAATCAACCATATAAACACAGGGTTTAACATTTTCAGTATTTTTCTATCATCAATCTGACGTACTTGAAATTTGAATATATATTTTTTCTCATCATCTTCATCTTCTACTTAATATTCATCATAATAGTAATATTTTGCCACGTTTGAATTTTCATAACTGTCGGCGATATCTTTTGAAAGAGCTGTTAAGAATTCGTCGAATGTTAACGTTTTGTCAATTGGAATTGACATTTTATCTGCACTGTACTTCATAAATAAATCAAGTTCATCATCGTCATCGTCGTAATCTCTTCCTGTAGAGCAGAGCTCATCAATAGACAGTTTGTCATGGCTACATACTTCCTCCATGTAACGGAAAATTGCATCTGCATCGGCTGTATCGGGTAGAACGGCGTCTCTTATCAAGAGCAATGATTTTTCGCCCTGATTACGCTTACTAAAAACCAGAAAAACAACACCAAACAAAACACCCAAAAGCATAACGCCAAATGCACCGATAGTATCTATGCTGTATCCGTTCGCCTTGTCATAATCTTCTATTAGCATTAAAGATGATGTGTTGCTGAAAAATCCAATCAATGCGTATCCTATACCAACCATCCATATTCGTCTTTTATATTTATTTTGCAGGACAGCATATTTCACCAAGCTGATTGAAATTAATAGTATTGCAATAAAAATAAAATCCACTGTCATTAAACCAAAATCGAACTTTTCATCAAACAGCAGACTGCCTATCGGCAAAGCGAGGCACATCATCAAACTAAAAAGCCCCATGAGAATACCTATGACACTCAGAACAGCAGTTTTCATCTTGCTGTAACGCTTTTCTTTTTTATTGTTGTAGCCTTTTAGTTTTATGTATATATCGGACAATTGGTTTATTGAAATTTCCTTGTTATAAAGACCGGATAGCAAATTATATACATTATCGCAGTCCGGTGCTGTGAATGGATACTCATATCCTTCGTAAATAATAACTACATGAAACACTTTGCCGATTTCGTAAACCTTTACAGAATATTCTGATGCGTTGTATATAATCGAATTGGTGTCTGAAATATATTCGACTCCTGTCATGGAGCTTTGATGCAACCTGTTATATATATCGTATGTTGTTTTCATAATATCACCTGTTCCTCAAAAATGACAATGTCATTATACCACACAGCAACTGTAGAAGTCAACCAAGAAAGGAGTGATTTCCGATGTTCTACACTTTAATCCTCGAAAACGAAGCAGGTCAAAAAATCGACCTGTTCAAAACTGCAAACCGATATATGTTCTCCAAAATAAAAGGACTTGATCCGCCGACAGGAACAGTCAGCACTTCAAGCTATGCAGGAATGAACGGCTCATATCTAAACAATGCTTTTATTGAAAAGCGAAATGTTGTCATTTCTTTTGAAATGCGTGGGTTTGATGTGGAACTCCGCAGACATGAACTCTACAGAGTAGTCAAGCCGTCACGCTACATCAAGATATACTACTCCACAAAAAATATTTCTGTGTATGCTGAGGGTATTGTGGAAACCTGCGAGGTGGAAAACTTTGAAAAGCTGACCAATGGGCAGATTTCCATTCTCTGTCCCGATATTTACTGGTACTCCACTGAAACGCAGATTGCAGAATATTCCCGTGTCAGAGGTGCATTTCATTTTGTCTGTCCTGACAATGATGAGCCTTTTCCGATTGGTGCATATAATACGCAGGATATGATGACCATCAATAACAGCGGTGATGAGGTCGGATTCACCCTTGAAATCAGCGGAGGACCTGCGAAAAATCCGACTATTTACAACGCTCTGACGGACGAATATATGCAGATTTCAGGCGATATTCAAAAGGGAGATGTTATCACCATAACTACAAAAACGGGCAACAAAACCGTTCTTCTGGAGCGTGAGGGCGTTGTGACCAACATCATCAACCGCCTTGTTTCCGGGTCAACCTGGCTGAATCTGAAAACGGGCGAAAACAAATTTTATGTGACGGCATCGGAGGGACTGAACCGCATCAAAGTTCGCCTGATACACCGAAATGCGTACTTAGGGGTGTGAAAATGCAGATTGAAATTTACAATATGACTGTCTTGAATGATAAACTGAATATTTCACTTGAGGCTGTCTGCGACAGTTTTTCTTCGCTTTTATGGGATATTGAATATTACAAATGCGGTGCTTTTGAAGTGTACATTGCTGCATCTCCCCGAAATATTGAAATTTTTCAGACTGGCAGAATTGTGGGACGTGATGATGACAGGGAACATTTCGGACTGATTGAATCCGTGGAACTTGAAACCGATGCAGAAGATGGAGATTATCTCATCATCAAGGGCAGATTTTTAATGTGCTTACTTGAACGCAGAATCATCTATCCCACATTAAATTTTACATCACAAACTTCCTACGGTGCAATCGTTCAGAAAGCTGTAGAAAACAACGCTTTAGCAAGCGGAAACAGGCTGATTCCGGGCTTGAAACTTGGAAAAATTCAAGGTGCTTGCTGGGATACTGAAACCAAATTGCAGGTCAGTTATGATAATTTGATGGAATGGGTGTACACCATTTGCAAAAAAATCGGCGGAACGGCAAACATTCGTCTGAGTAAGATTGCAGAGGAACAGTATGAGATGATTTTTGACCTGTTGCAGGGCGAAGACAGAAGCATATTGCAGAAGGAAAATCCGCATATTGTGTTCTCCGACAGCTACAACAATCTGCTGTCTTTCACCTACTTTACAGACACTTCCGTCAAGAGAAATTTTGCCTATGTTCTTGGAAAGGGCGAGGGTGAACAGCGTAAAAGAACCACTTGTTTTACAAATTCTGAACCTGCCCTGCTTGACAGATATGAGGTGTATGTTGATGCAAAAGACATCTCGGACGAAGAACAGGAAAATGGCGAAACAAAACCATTATCTGAGGAAGAATATTCGGAACTTCTAAAAGAGAAAGGCAAGCAGAATCTTGTACCCACAAAAACAAAATCAGAATCACAGATCGCAGTGCAGTCCACACAGTTTCAATACGGTGTGGACTATTTTGTTGGCGATTTTGTCACCGTAGAACATCATAGGTTTGGAATCAGACAGAATAAAATACAGCTTGTCGGAATGATCGAGAGCTTTGACCACAACGGCAGAAATTTAACACCGACATTTAAGGAGGCTTAACATGGCATTTTCATTCGGATTTTTCAATTCTAAAAATCTTGACAGAACATATACTGCTGAGAATTTCAACGACTATCTCGGCAGTATTATCTGTGACGGAATTCAGGACAACTTCGGGCAGTGTTTCAAACTGTCTGTAAACAAGTTGAAGCTGACGATAGGCAGCGGAAAGGCTTGGATTCAGGGGCATTATTTCATTTCGGATACGGCATACACCTATGATTTATCTCGCTATGTGGACGAATCCCTGCCGAGATATATGGCGGTTGGAATTTGTTGCAACACTTCTGAAAACGTCCGTAATGTCAGCTTTGAAATTCTCGCCGGAACACCTGCCACCAATCCTGCAATACCGAGATTTCAGAATACAGATTACAAGAAATATCTCACCCTTTGCATTATCAGACTTGATGCAGGCACATTAGAACTCAGCATTACAGATTACAGAGAAAACAATAATTTCTGCGGATATGTCCGCTGTATTCTTGGCAAATGCAAGGTTACAGATATGCTTTCACAACTTGCAGAAATTCAGACGCAGATAAAAGATTACAACATCACAGTCGGTCAGCTGACAACAAAGATAAACGAGTTAACGCTGAAAATTGATGAGATGACAGGCGATGTGGTTTCTATCGGAAAATGCGGTCAAAGCGTGGATTTTGTACTTTATTCGGACGGCAGACTGCTCCTCAAAGGCACAGGGGCAACATTCGATTATTCTACCGACAGCAATCCGTCACCGTTTCAGAATAATTCCAATATCAAGTCAGTTATTGTTTCAGAGGGCGTGACAGGCATTGGTGAACGACTTTTTCAGTATTGTGATAACTTAAAAACAGTATCACTTCCGACAACGCTTACAGCAATCAAAAAGGCTGCATTTCTGCCGCATATTGATGGATATATTTATCATCAGAGTCTTAATGGCTTAACGGAACTGAAGATTCCGGAACGTGTCACGGAACTTGGCGTAAACGCATTTGCAGGAACGGCAATCAAGTCCGTAACCGTTCCGTCCTCTGTGGTAACCGTAGGTGCAATGGCATTCAGTGAGTGTCAGTATCTTGAAACGGTGAGATATGGCGGCAAAGTCATTAGTGACAGAATGTTTGTACGATGCACAAAACTAAAAAACCTTACGCTTACCCGAAACGTCAAGGAAATTGTGGGCGGCTGTTTCAATTACTGTGAATCTTTGACCACAATCACTTATGAGGGTTCTCTTGCTGATTGGAACGCTGTGAAGAAAAATACAAACTGGGACAGCCATGCAGTTGATATTGAATCTCCGCTTTCAAAAATCCAGTGCCTTGATGGATACATAGAATATGTCACAAGCACGAAAACATGGAAAGAGGTGAAGGAATGATGCTGAAATTTCTTGTAAAGGGACAGAAAATTGAGATTCTGGAACGTGAAGTGATTGCCTCCGACCAGATTGCATTTGTAACACTGAAATTTGTATTTGACGGCGATTGGAAAAAGTTTCACAAGGTGGTGCAGTTTACCCAGTGTGATGAAACATACAACCGTGTGCTCGGCACTGACGGACTGTCCTGTTTGCTGCCTGCGGAGCTTCATGCAGGTGCGGTAAAGCTATCCGTATTCGGATATGACGCTGACAATACATCCGGACTGCGTGCCACAACGGTTCCGGTGACACTACATATTCGTGCATCCGGATTTGTAGGAGAGGATGCCGATTCCCCCATTCCGCCCACGCCCGATTTGTATACGCAGCTTTTACAGAAAATCGGTGAAGTGCAGCATGGGAAAGATGGTGCAGACGGCAAGGATGGAAAAGACGGCTTATCTGCATATGAACTTGCTGTGGAGAATGGTTTTACCGGGACACTTGCAGAGTGGCTTGCTTCTCTCAAAGGGAAAGACGGAGAAAATGGCGTGGATGGGAAAAACGGTGTGAATGGCTCTGACGGTAAATCCGCATATATCATTGCAGTGGAACACGGCTTTTCAGGAACAGAAACCGAGTGGCTGGAATCGCTGAAAGGAGCAGACGGAAGTGACGCAGATGATATGGATTTATCCGGCTATGCCACCAAAGCGGAACTGCAAAAGATAACGGAAAATGCCGTATATCTGGAAAATCTCATCAAACAGACAAGTTCTGTCAGCGATACCGTTTTATTTGAATCCGGTACAGATGCCCTTGAGAAATACGGCGAAAATATTTACACCTATTACAATGACGGCTATCGTTCTCTATCCGGTTTTTCGGAGAGTTATCCGCATTTCTGCTGTGCCGAAAATGATTATGCACTGCATGTCAATCAAACAGATTTTGGTTGGGCAGGAACGGTATTTGTGATGTGTCTGACACCTGTTTTCATCACTTCTGCCATGCACTTGATTTTGAATTATGTGGTTGGTGCGTTGGAAAATGCCGAGTTTTATCTGGTGAGAAAAACCGATAAGACAGGCTCTGAGCTTGCAAGGCACATCTACGAAGAAATCCAAAACGGCAATGCTGTTTCACTGTCATTTCAATGGCTTTATTCCGATACGTCCATTTCAGTGATGCAGTCACTGGAAAATGTGTCGGATGGAGAATATTACCTTGCCTTCCAAGGCACATCGGATAATTCCCATCCGATGGTGAAATCTATCAAATTTATGAAAGGGTGATGTTTATGAAAGAAACAATCTGTATGATTGCAGGCGTGGTGGGAGGAGTGATTACCACACTGCTCGGCGGCTGGGATTCCGCATTGGCAACACTTGTAGTTTTTATGGGCATTGATTTTGTGACAGGCATTGTAACTGCGGCAATGGGCAAATCCAAACACAGCGAAAGCGGCACACTCAACAGCACGGCAGGCTGGGTTGGTCTTGCAAAGAAGTTTTGTATTCTTCTTATGGTGGTGGTCGGCGTGAGAATCGATATTCTCATTGGCACAAATTACATCCGTGATACCGTGTGCATCAGCTTCTGTCTGAATGAGCTGCTCTCCATTGTGGAGAATACCACACTCATGGGAATTCCGTATCCGCCGGTAATCAAGAAAGCAATTGACGTTCTGCAAACAAAGGTAGGCAGAGCTGAGGAACAACTGAAAGAAAGTGAGGATGATAAGAATGGCAATTCTGAAACCTGATACAACCACAACAATGAACGGTGTAACCGTAAATGAATACTTACTCACAAAGCACAATCCAAATCATATCGCAATGCCCTCCGCTTCTATGGAGGGTAAGATCATCGGTGTAACAGTTCACAATACCGACTGGATTTCTGTGGCAAGCGGAACGACACCTGCGGAGCAGTATACAAGAGCAACTGTTAATGGCAATATGAAAGATGTCAGGGTGCATTATTACGTTGATAATACCTGTGCATGGCAGAATCTGCCCCACAGTCTGAGCGGCTGGCACGCCGCTGATGGTAGTGGCAATGGCAATCGTAGAACAATTGCGATCGAGTGCATTATGTCATCTGCGTATAATGTGACAGATAAGAAGTCTGAGGACAATTGTGCAAGATTGGCGGCAGCTTTGCTGAAAAAA